GTCGCCGCCGCAGCGCGCGCGACCGCCGTCCTGGCGACGTTCAAGAACGTTCCCGAGAAGCTTCGTCCGGACACCCGGGCGCGGCTCGCCTCGATGGAAGCGCGGGCCAGCCCGCGAAACGGCACCTCGAAGGAGCCGGTGAAGAAGTAGCGCAAACCCAAACCGATGAACCTGAAAGGTAGAACCATGAAGCTGATGACTTTCGGGCGCGTGCGACTCTTCGCCGATGCCCGGGCTCCGTCGATCGACGAGCTGCGTGAGAAGCAGGCGGTGGCACTGGCCTCGGCCAAGGCGCTCCAGGCGAAGGCCGACGGAGAGGGCCGGGAGATGACCGAGGACGAGTCGAAGGAATTCGACAACTGGTCGATCACTTTCGACTCCCTGGCCAAGGACATCCAGCGGCGCGAGGCGGTTCTGGATCGCGAGGCGAAGATGAGCGCGCTGTCCCCTCGGCTGTCGACTCCTCCTCCGATGGAGCCTGCGGCCCCGGCCGCGCCAGCGGTGCCGAGCCGCTCGCCGGTCACCGGTCGCCCCGTCGCTGAGATGCATGGAACCCGTGGCTTCTTCTCCATGGGCGACTTTGCTCTCGCCGTCCGTGGCGCGGCCACCGGTCGGCGTGAGGACGCCCGGCTGGCTCCCCTCGCCGCTGCGACGACCCAGGCGCAGGAGGCAGTGGGTGCCGATGGTGGCTACATGGTGCCCCCGGACTTCCGCACCGCCATCATGCAGAAGGTGTTCACCGAGGATTCGCTCGTCGGGCGGACGGATCGCCAGACGACCTCGGGCTTCAGCATCAACATTCCGGTGGACGAAGTCTCGCAGTGGGATGCGACCAACGGCGTGCAGGCGTACTGGGAGGGTGAAGGAACCCAGTTCAGCCAGTCGAAGCTCCAGCTGCGCAGCGTCTCGCTCCGGGCCAACAAGCTGGCAGCGCTCCTGCCGGTGACGGACGAGCTGCTCGCGGATGCCCCGTCGCTCACCGCGTACATGTCGCGGCGGACGGCGCAGAAGATCGACTGGAAGATCAACGACGCCCTGGTGAACGGCGATGGCGTCATGAAGCCCCTGGGCTTGCTCAACTGCCCCTGCAAGGTGACGCAGGCGGCGGAAGGCAGCCAGACGGCGGACACCATCAACTTCCAGAACATCGTGAAGATGTGGAGCCGGATGGCGGCCCCGAATCGCCGGAATGCCATCTGGATCGCCAACCAGGACATCGAGCCGCAGCTGGCTCAGATGGTGATTTCGTCCGGGTCGTCCGTCTCCTTCCCGGCGTATTTCCCGGCGTCGCAGGGCCTCCTGGGCAACAACTTCTCAGGCACCCTGATGGGTCGTCCCATCGTCTTCACCGAGGCCGCAGCGGCCCTGGGTGACGAGGGAGACATCATCCTCGCGGACCTCACCCAGTACATCACCCTGACCCAGGGCAGCGGGCTCCAGAGCGACTCGTCCATTCATCTGTGGTTCGACTACGGGCTCACCGCCTTCCGGTTCACCCTCCGGTTCGGCGGAATGCACTGGTGGTCGAGCGCCATCACCCGGAACAAGGGCAACAGCGTCTCGTCCCTTGTCACCCTGGCCGCTCGCTAATCCGAAAAGGAAAGGAAAGAAGTCATGGCAAACTACAATGAGAAGCCGTCGAACGCCTTTGTCTCCCAGGCGGCCGCCTCGGTCGTGCCGCAGTCGGTTGCTGCGGCCGGCACGGCGACCGGTTCGGGCTGGGTCTCCGTCAAGGAGGTCAAGTGGGCGAAGGTCACCGCGTTCTGTGGCGCGGGTGGCGGAACCCTGGCGGTGAAGATTCAGCAGGCCTCGGATTCGTCCGGGACCGGCGTAAAGGATCTCATCACCGCCGCCAACCTCGGCATCTCGGCGCTCGATGGCACCGCGAAGATCGGCCAGGCAGACTGCAACATCGATGCGAACATCGATGTCGACAACAGCTTTGCCTACGTCCGACTGCACGCGACCGTGTCCGGCGGCTCCGGGACGATCGTCGCGGCCGGCCTGGAGCTGGGGCCGGCGCCCCGGCAGGCCTGACGGCTAGGGACGCGGCGAGGCCTCACTAGGGCTGGGCACGCTCGCCCCTAGCCCGAAATGGTCTCGCCGCGTCCCGATTTTCCCATAGGAGGAACTGCGGAGCGTGGCAACTGCCGATGCTATCGACCTGACGACGCTCGCGAAGGTCAAGACCGAGCTGGGTCCGTCAGTGACGAACCTGACCGGCGCGGCCTTGGCGCAGGTGGAAGATCTCCTCCAGGGAATCATCACCGCCTGCTCTCGCGTGCTGATGACGCAGATCGGCCGGCGCATCAAATCCTCCACCATCACCAAGACGTTTCATGGCGATGCCACCTACGGAATGGCGCTGCCGAACGGGCCGGTGACGGCCGTATCCGCTGTCTCCATCGACGAAAACTCCATCCCCCAGTCCACCAGCGTCACGGAGCCGGGGTGGATTCTGCTGAACGACAGGCTGGAGCTGCGGGGCTACGTGTTCACCGCCGGCACCGGCAACGTCATGGTGACCTACACATCGGGCTTCGCCACCGTGCCGCAGGACATCGAACGGGCGTGCGTCGAGCTGTCGGTGTGGGTGTACCAGAACCGCAACCACGTTGGCATCCAGCAGCGCAGCGTCCATGACGCCGACGCCGTGACGTTCCGAAAGGACGAGTGGCCGTTCCTCGTCCAGATGACGGTCGACGCGTACAAGACCTCCCTCGGCATCGCTATCTTCGGGGGAGTCGAAGAGTGACGATGGTGGCCAACATCCGCGCCGAGAATCCGGCGGCGATGTTCGAGTTCATCGAGCACATTCGGACGTCGTCCGAGACGCTCCAGGACCGGCTCCTCACCGCGTTGCACTACATCGGCGGGGAACTCCAGTCGCGCATGCGCACGCGCGCGAGCGCCCAGCTGCAAGAGCAGTCGGGGAAGCTCCAGCGCAGCATCTACTACAGCGTGAAGGTACAGAAGGCCGGGTCCGCCTACGTGCTGACTGCCGGGGTGGCGCGTCGCGCTTTCTACGCGGCCTTTCAGGAGAAGGGCATCCCCATCCGGCTGATCGACATCAAGAAGGGCAAGCGTCGCTACCAGCGCATCCTGTTCCTGAGGTCGCGGCCGTTCATCGGCCCGTCCATCGACGAGATGAAGGACGAGATTGTGCGCGCGGTAGAGGACGCCTACCGGGGGGTGTGGAGTGGCGCTTAAGCGCGAGCAGGCGGTGGCCGCGCTCTTCGACCGCCTGAGCAACTTCCCGGCCCTGACGGCGCAGATGATCACCTTCTCGCGGGCCTACAAGCTGCCGACGGAGGTTCCGCCCGAGCAGCAGCCGGCGCTGTTCCTGGTGGCGACGGAGTACGTGATGCACAACCCGTCGACCGGGATGGCCCCGTTCCAGCTGGCGCATCCGCACATCCATCAAATCAAGTGCAGCATCTACATCTACGCCACGCAGGTCACCGAGGACACGAACCCGGAAGGGAATCTCCTCAATCCCATCATCGATGCGGTGGAGGATGCCATCGCATTCAAGCCCGGCGTGGATGCGTTCGACCAGAGGGGCGTGGAACACACGAACCTCGGTGGATTGGTCGAGCGATGTAGCTTCGACGGAAGAGATCCGATCATGGTCGTTTCTGGAACTGGTTCGCTCCAGGCAACCATCATCATTCCAATCGAAATTCTCATTCAGGCGGGACGTGGATGACCGACAAGAAGGGCGTGGATTTCTGGGCGGAGGCGAAGGCCGAGACCGAGGCCAAGGCCACGGCGAAGCCAGCGGCCAGCACCGTGGGCTGCACCTGTCCTCCGTGGACTCCGGAGCGCCAGCCCTGTGCGTGGTGCGGCATGAGTGACGAAGAGCGCGAGCGACTGCGGAACGCTGTACAAACAAAGTGAACGAGCTAGCCTTCGTGCTGGCAGGAAAGGAAACATAAATGCCTCAGTACAATTTCGGCGTCGGCCAGCTCGCTCTCATCCCAACTGGATCGAACCCCACGCCGGTTCCATTCGCGGTGTTGACGGATATCTCGGTTGATATCAGTTACGATCTGAAGGAGCTGCGTGGGTCGTACCAGTTCCCGATCGACGTGGCCAAGGCCAACGCCAAGCTTACCGGAAAGGCAAAGAATGCAGGCATTCTCGGCTCCCTCCTTGGCGCCGTGATGTCGAGTTCGACGTCCGCCACCGGGCAGATCCTCGGGGCCGCAGGCGAGGCATGGACGATTCCGGCCACGCCGTTTCAGGTGACCGTCACGAACAGCGCCACGTTCTCCGTGGACCTGGGTGTGGCGAACCTGACCAGCGGAAAGATTATGACCCGGGTGGCGTCGTCACCGGCAACAGGTCAGTATTCAGTCGCGGCAGGTGTTTACACTTTCGCGGCTGCTGATACGACCAACAATCTCGCGGTTTCTTACGCCTATACTGCGACGACCGGAGCGACCAGGACGCTGAGCAATGCGCTGATGGGAACCAGCACCCCATTCCAGATGCATTGCTACAACGTCTACTCGAACAACGGAGTCAGCAAGGCCTTCGGCCTCAAGCTGTACTCGGTGCACGTCCCGAAGATTGGCTTCGGTCTGAAGGCCGAGGCCTATACCGAGCAGGATCTGGACTTCACTGCGGTGCAGGACAGCGCGTCCCTCAAGGTCGCGGAGTTCTACACCTACGAGTAACCGAATGGAGGCGAGCCGATGATCGATGGACCCCGCGTTACCCTGGGCGGCGCAGAGCGTATCCTTGCGCCGCTCACCCTGAAGACCCTGAAGAAGATTTCCCCGCGTCTGGCGGTTCTGAAGACCCTGGACAGCGATGCGATTCCCACCACCGAGAACCTCAGTCTCATTTCGGAGATGGTTCTCGCATCGCTGAACAGAAACTATCCGGACATCACGATGGAGGAGCTGGACGACTGGCTCGACACGGGCAACCTGATGCCTGTCTTCATCACGGTCCTCCGGGGTTCGGGGATGCAGGAGAAATCACCGGGGGAAGCGACAGGCTCATAGAGGGTTTCGATTGGAAGTACCTCTATGGGCGCGTGATGCAGAACCTGGGCAAGAGCGGAGAGGAGGTCGACGGCATGACGCTCGAAGATATCGACTACCTCTACGCGTACTGGCGCCGCGTGCCGCCGGTGAACGAGACGATGTTCGTCTTTGCCGGCGGAGACCCGAAGAAGATGGGGCCCGAGCGTGACGCTCCGGCGCGGATCCCGTCGCAGGCCGAACTCATGGCCATGGCCAACCTCCTGAACGGGGTGCGCGGCTAGTGGCTGGCATCGACAACGTCCTGAAGTACCTGCTGGAGCTGGATGCCTCCGGCGTCGTCAATGGCTCCAAGGCCGCGGGCGACGCCATCCAGGCGTTCTTCGACAAGGTCAACACCCGAAAGCCCCCGTCGGCGGGCGGTGGTGGTGTCCCGGGGCTGCCGTCCCCAGAGCAGACGAAGAAGCACGTCGCTGGCGTCGTCGGTGGTCTGGAGGAGGCAGAGCACGCCGTCGATGGGTTCATGTCGTCCCTCCAGGGCGGCGGCAGCCTGTCCGGCCTGCTGAACGGGCTGATGGGCATCGGCGCGGCGGCGGCCCCGCTGCTCGCGGTGGCCGCTGCGGGCATGGCCGTCTATGAGTCGATTCACCTCATAGGCGAAAGCGTCAACGAAGCGGTGAAGTGGAACCTGGAGGCGGGCAAGCTTGCGCGCCAGCTGGGCATCACCACCCAGGAGGCCAGCGTCCTCGGCAACGTCCTAGAGGACAACGGGATCTCCACCCAGACCTACGTCGCGGCCGTGAACTTCATGACCCGGGCGCTGGCCAACGGGTCTCCGGCATTCGCGCAGCTGGGCGTCGCGACGAAGAACGCCGACGGTTCACTACGGCCGATTAACCAGACGTTCACCGACGTCATCGACAAGCTGCGGGCGATGCCGGACGAGGCCTCGCGCGCCGTCCTGGGACAGCAGTTGCTGGGCCGGGCGTGGAAGGAGTCGCAGGAACTCCTCCGGATCAACAGCGAGACGCTGCGCGAGAACGCAGATCAGATGGCGACGCTGGGCACCGTCGTCACTCCGTCGAGCGAGGCGGCTGCGAGGAAGTACTCGCTCGCGGTGGCCGAAGTGCACGACGTCATCAACGCGTTCGGCATCAACCTCGGCAACACGTTCATCCCCGCGCTGACGGTGCTGGCCCACTGGTTCGCGGAGGAGGGAACCCACGGCGTCGTCTCGTTCCGTGGGGCGCTGGATGGGGTCAAGGTCGTTCTGGACGAGATGGTCCGGACGTTCGAGATCATCACGACCGACTCGGCGGCATTCAAGCAGGCGATGTCGGAGCACGCCGAGACCGCGAGCATCTGGCAGAAGATTGGGTCGACGATCAAGGAGTGGGTCCTCGACAAGTTCGACGAGTGGCTGATCAAACTGCTGTCGGCCAAGACCGCGATCGAGGATCTCGCGGACAAGGCCTCGCATGCGTTCCAGTCCGTCGGCGCGCAGCTGAAGGGCGTCTTCACCGGCGACTGGGACAAAGACGCCGTCCAGAAGGAGCTGGATTACCAGGCGCGATCCAAGGCGCGCTGGGAGGAGTTCGCGCGCAAGCGAAACGAGATTCTCAACAAGCCCGGCCCGAACGACGCAGTTCGCGAGCCGGACATCGCGTTCCCCAAGTCGGTCTACGAGACGAAGAACAAGGCGCCGCCGACCAAGAACGAAGCCAAAGACTGGATGGACGCGCAGAAGGCCGCGCTTGCCGATGCCAAGGTCAATGACGACACGTTCCGATTTGGGGAGATTTCTGCCGAGCTAGCGTTCTGGGACAACAAGCTGGCCATCGCCAAGTCGCGCGGCCCGGCCTACAAGAACGCCGTCACGCAGATCCAGAAGGAGATCGACAAGCTCCTCCTCGACGCCAAGAAGGAAGAGCAGAAGGCCGAACTCCAGGCGCTGAAGGATGAGGGGGCGGATCGCGACAAGGCATTCGAGAAGGACATCGCCGCGCGCCGCCAGCACAACCAGGACCGGATGGCGGCGGTCAAGAACACATCCGAGCTGGACGAGGAGAAGACCGCCGGCAAGTTTGAAGTGGCCAGCATCGGCGCCAACGAGGGGCAGAAGAACGAACTCGCTCTCGCGGCGGTGAAGGCCAAGCTGGCCGCGGAGCAGGAGGCGGCTGACAAGATTGCCGCCATTCGCAAGAAGGACGTCAAGGACTTCATCGAGGGGGAGCGCGCCAAGCTGAACGCGGCCATCCTGGTTCTGGAGGCGCAGCGCAGCGCCGTCGCCGGGAACGCAGAAAAGAGCGCCGAATTCAAGAACCAGGAGCGCAAACTCCAGGACGCATTCGACAAGCTTGAGGCCTCGGAGCGCCGCAAAGAGGACGAGGCGGAAATCAAGGATACGCAGAACAAGCTCAAGCGCGAGGAGAAGCTTGAGCTAGAGACCAAGAAGAAGATCGCCAAGGACCGGGCGGAGCTGTCCAAGGAGATCCAGGGCTACATGGAGCCGCTGGTCTCCGGGTTCTCCAACGGCATCAAGAAGATTCTCGACGGCACCCTGTCCTTTGGCGACGCCATGAAGGGCCTGGGGAAGATGATCCTCTCCGCATTCGGGGACATCATCTCGATGATTCTGACGAGCTGGATCAAAATGCTCGCGGAGATGATCGCGAACTGGATCGCGAGTCTCGTCATCAAAGAGACCACCGAGAAGGGTTCTGACGCCACCCGCATCGCCACCGGCATCGCCATGCGCACCCAGGAGGGCATTGGCGGGGCTGCCGTGGCGGCCATCAACGCTGCGGCCTCCGCGGCGGCCATCCCCGTCATCGGCTGGGCCATGGCCCCGGGCGTCGCCGCCGCCACGTTCGGCGCGCTCTCGACATTCATCGGCCTGGCCTCTGCGGCGGGGGGCTTCGACATTCCCTCCGGCCTGAACCCTGTCACCCAGCTGCACGCCCAGGAAATGGTG